CGCGGTCAATCCTAAAGATATAGCGGTCATTCTCATCAAGAGCTGCGCCTATGTGGGAAAGTTTAGTTGGCGCATCAAAGGCAATGCCTGTTCTTATTGACTTGCCCTCAATAGGTGTGTTGTAAAACGGATCGTGAATTAGGACTGAATCCTTGACCCTTGAATAGATAACTTTTTCAAGAAATGCTTGGTCTGTGGTATAGAAATCGCCAGGGTTATCTGATGCAATTAGTTCTGCCATATCGCGCAACTTGGCGGTCTTGCCGGCAAACATCCCTGCGCTTATTGGGTAATTATGACCTGAAGGATGGTCTTTGATGATGTGATAATCAAGACCTGATTGCTCCCATTCTTCGTGGGCTATTCGGTCGCGGAAAGAAAGACGGGCATCGGCATCACGGCAGATGACCACTTCAAATTGCGGGTCAGCAAAAGCAAGATAACGCCAAAGCCTTGCGGTGTTATTTTCTAACTCACTCATCCTGACTATCTTGACACCTTTGACAAGGTTTAGGGTGCTGACAACCCAATCTTCAACGCTTTGGCCCACATAAAAGACTAAGCGGAAGCCATCTTCAAATGGAAAATAACGCGAGCCAAGAATTGCGTTCTTGATAGCTCCGATGGTGTAGCGCGGATCATTGCCATAGAGCGAGAATGAAACTGCTCTCATTTCAATAAATCTCGCAAGAGAACTGCATAGTCCTCGCTCTTGATGTAGGAGTCATAGGCCAAGGCATCAAATGAATAAACTTCACGGGCATTGACAGAGCGATAGCCTTCATCCCACTCGGCTTTGCCTGCTAATGGATGGCAATGCTCAATGATGACTTGAGGCAGATAAACAAGGTTGCCAAGGTCTTGCCCTAGTTTCTTCCAAAAGTTGTCAAGATAAAGATGGCGAAGTTTCGGTGGCACCATCCCGCCAAGGGCGCTGACAATGGCTTTTGACATCATCACCGCAGTTGGCAAGTTCTCACCTTGCAAAAGGTCATTGCCATAGGAAATGCCAGGAGCGCTGCCTATCGCTTTCATCAAGGCAATATCCCAATCAGGTGTTCTGAATCTATGGTCATCGCCAATAAAAGTGAAAAATTCATATTCATCTGCATACTTCTTGGCAGCGACATTGACAGGATAAGCCATCCCCCGTGTGGTGTTTTCGATTTCTAGGATGTATTCAACGCCAACTGAACTTCGATAGTTGACAATCTCTTCATCATCTTTGTCCACAACAAACATCAAGTCAGAGCGACAAGAGAACTCTCTGTGTGCTTGCAAGACTTCAACTGCATTCTTTGGCCTGCCTCTTGTTGGCACAAGCACTAAGTTATTTTTTTGAATCATTGATTTCCCCATAAATAGCGGTGTAAGCCGCCAAGTCGATGATGCTATCTAAGTGGTCAGGTGTTTCTATGAGCCGAGCAATTTTCACAAGGCATAAACACAAAGCGACCTGTGAAGGGCTTATCTCAGTTTCAAGATAAACACTCCACAGGTCTGCGATGCGTTTGTGATTTATGTAAGGGTCGCCATAAATACTTTGACGATCCGTTGCGGTGAGGCGTTTGGCCTCATCCAAAATCTTCCCCCGATTCATTTTTCTATTTACTTCCGCGACCAAACTCTGTCGCCTTTGGGTCAATGGCTTTCAAAACAGGGCCAATGACTGCTGCTAGAAAGCAGGCAAGATAATCTTTTAGAGGGCGCGATGGGTCGGCGAGGTAGAGAGCTGCGACTGCGGCTGCTCCTGCTCTTGCGTAGGTGTTAACGATTGCGACTGCTTTGTCTTTGTCGAGCATTTGCACTCCTTGAACTTAGGTCTGCCGAAGCCCACAATGAACACCGGCAGAGATGGTAGGACTTTTCCCCGATTCTTTACTTTGTAGGCGCGTATCTTACGGGCAACTTGACCACCATTGCGCTGATCGCCTTTGGTGTCGGGAGCCGTGTTGCCTTCAATGCAGACAACAGTGCCATTGCCTTTGACCTGCTCGACAATGCCAATGTGAGAGATTCTATCGAGTGAGTCATTGGGAAAATCAAAGAAGACCAAATCTCCTGGCATTGGCTTGGCCTCGGCAATACCTTGCCAACGCTTCGCCTCGGCGAATGCCTTTGCCCCTGCCGGTGTGTAGGTGCAGTCAGGGATTTTGACACCTGCCTGCTTTGCAACCCAATTGACGAAGGCTCCGCACCAAGGCTGATTCGTCTTTTGATATTTTGTTTGATTATCGGCAGGGCCTTCAATGTAGCCAACTTCGCCTGCTGCCACTTCTAAGAACTTATCGAGTTGAGAACACATTATTTGGTCAAAGCTCTTTTCACAAGGTCGGTTAAGAAATCAACCTTATCCTCTAGGACTGACACTTTGTCCTTTATCGAACTTCCCCCATTTGGCTTGAGTTCGGCTAGGTAGTGCTTGACGAGCCATTTGACTCCGAGGGCGACTGACCCAATGATGCTGATGAGGGCGACAACAAAGCCTGCCCAATCGGTTATGTTCATTTTATGGCTCCATATATAAGACAGAGGCTATGCCTGTTTCATTATTTGAACAAACTGCATAGACAATGGATTTTGGTGCAATTCTGAAATTTATGTAAGCATCTTTCGGAAGTGCAAATCCATTGCTGGTTGTTATATCCGAACCGCCAACATACATCGTGTGAGAACCTACATTTCGAAGGTGGACATCTCGAAATTCTCCATAGGACTCAATGATAATAATTGAGGTGGATGTGACTGTGACTTGACTTGAGGAAGCCATTTCTCTCCTAGTTAAAAGTTATGATCCCCAATTTTTTGAAAAAATCTATAAAGAAAGGGCTGCGATTTCGTCTGCTGTTAAACCAAGTGCTGCAAGTTTAGCCTCGGCGCTTGCCTTAGCCTCTGCCTTAGCCTGTGCTGCTGCATCATCTAGCGCTTTCTGTGCAGCATAAGCCACTGCATCTGCCTCGCGCTGAGCAAGTTCCTCAGCCGTTAGTTCTACCTCTGTGGCTACTCCTGTTGAGCAGTCCACTACGAGTTTATGTGTCATTTGTTTTCCTTTCTTTAGGAGTTCTTTATGCCGTATAAGGTGGCGGTTGAGTATTGGGCAATATCACCTGATGCAAGATAAAGCGTTATCTGATTTATTGCCGCAGTATCAGACCATAAATGAGCAGCCAGATTTTGAAATACATCTGGCGAACTTGTAACATTGTTTTCTACCACTAAATCAGAGGAAGCACTTTTGTAATTACTGCCAGCATAATTTGGAATATAAAAAGAAACGCTACTGAATATATTCGCTCCGCCAATATTAGAATTTGTCAATAATTGTATATTTGCCGTTGTTCCGCTTGACGCTGATGCTCCATTACCTCTCAAATATCTTGTTGAAAGGTTACTTGTTGTATTATTGAACTTAACAAATAATTCTGCAGTTGCCGTTGATTCTTCTCTTGTAGATATTAAAAGTTGTAAGTCAGTATAAGTCGCAGGTATGCTAGTAAAATCAATAGTAGCCGCCCCACCGCTACCAACTGTGACTGTGGCTATTGCCTCATATGTGTTAGCCATTATGCCGCCTTTATTCCGTAGAGGGTTGCAGTCATTCCTGCTGCCAATAAATTACCTGCAGCATTAGGGTAAACTTGAATAGTATTGATAGCAGATGTAGAGCGCCATAATCCAACTCTTGCAACAACTTCTGCGCTTGGTAAACTTGCTTTAGCAAGTACAGTTTTGTAAGTAGTTGTATTAGAGTAATTCATTAGATGTACAATATAATTTTTCTGATTTCCAGAACCACTAGCAAAAGAATCTATATTCCATTCGGTGTTATTAGTATAACCAACTGATGCGGCGGCGGAACCATTGCCCCGTAAAATAGTTGAACTATAATTTGAACCAGTATCTACTGAGCCATTACCAACCCGCAAATTAACGTTTACTGTAGTAGTAGTTTCACCCACAACCACCAAAATAAGGTCTGTATAATTTCCACTAATTGAAGAAAAATCAATAGAAGCAGCAGCGCTTCCCAGCGTTGTCGTGCTTATCGGCTCATAAGTAATTGCCATTGGCTATGCCCCCTTTATGCCGTATAGGGCGAAGTGTGAGTATTGGACATAACTATTACCTGTGCCAACTACAATGGTAATTGAAGTAATAGCGGAAGTAGAATTATTAAATGATGAAGTAAAATTCATTTCCCCACTACCATTAGCATCATATCCACAAAGAG